AGGATTTATGTCCTCCCCGATATGCATCAAAAATTGCTAGAGGCTTCTACAGCAATCCAGTAAGTCGCTTCGAGACCGACAAACTTAGAGATGCCTTTAGAAGAAATCTGAACCTGATAGTCGCCATCCATAATCTTCATATTCTCAGGGCGGAAGATAGCGCGGAATGCCTTATCTGTTTCGCCAACAGAAATCTTATATTCGCCAGATGAACCAGACTTGGAGTCGATGGCACAAAGATACATATTCGCACCATCACCAACAACAGCAATTTCCGGAAGGTTTAGAACGCCCAAACCCTTCATTACGCTTTGAATATCCTTGTTGCTGAGATTGAACTCAGCATCCACGGAAGGAAGCTTGATTTCCTTCTCAGGAGGAACCATGATGTTGGAAACTTCGCAGAAAGGGTAATTCATAAACTGGTTATTGGAATGAATCGCAATAGTTTTAACGCCGAATTCAACCTCCGGATTTTCAAACATAGACAACGCTCCAATAAAACGATTCAGCTCGAATATACCGGTAACTTCGGGAAACTCATCTGGTACAGTCGCTCTCGCCATAATGGTCTTGTTCGGGGAAATAGTCGCGACCAAATTCCCAGGCTTCAGGACAATCGAAGTGTTGATCGTCGAAAAGTTCTTGAAAACATTGATAGTCTTTGCACTAAGTTTCATTATATATCTCCATGTTTAATATCACAGTAACGTCATTATAAAGCTAAACTTGGGAAAAGTCAAGACTTTTTCTTGTTCTTCCCCAACTGATTTATGTCAGCGGTCGCAGGAGCGCCGATAGAAGCAAGATCAACAAGAGAACCACCGAAGATGTAAGAGCCTACATGCTGCAACTTCATCCATGGGCAATACCAAACCTTACCACCAATCTCAATCATCTTCTGGCAGAACCAATAATCTTCTGAAAGATAACGCTTAGAAACCGGATCGATCTCAGCCTGGAAGAACTGCATGATCTCACGCGAACCATCGAAAGCTTCGGTGCGGACATGGTCAGGCTTGTAGCTGTAATGTGGAAATGCCTTTTCAAACTTTTCAAAAGCAGAACGGCGAGTCATCATGAAGCCTGTACCAACTTCCATAACCTCAACCGGCTGATCGATACGAATGTTTCCGCCGCCACCCTTCGGGTTGAATACGAAATCTCCAACATACTTTTCAAGAACGTTCGGATCTTCGTCAGCAACACCCTTATCGACGGCAAGCTTGATCTTTTCCCAGCTGATGCACTTCTTAGGATACGGACCAGCAAGAACATCATATTCCGAATCGTCGCTCTGTAACGCGAGCATCGCGAGAACGTCACGTGGATCAAACCCGATGTCCGAGTCAATGAACATCATATGAGTGCAGTCAGAACGCATAAACTCATCAACGCAGTAGTTTCGCGCGCGAGTGATGAGCGATTCGTTGAACAGGAAGTAAGAGCGTAGCTCGATACCGTTCGAGGTGCAGATAGACGACAAGTCTGCTACTGACTTAGCAAACATACCAGCGCATTGTCCGCCGTACATTGGAGCGGCGAGAAACAGCTTACGCTTACGAAGTTCTTCAATTTGAATAGAGATTTCCATGATCTAATCCTTTTGTTTGTAGTGATCATTATACATCATCAGTAAGATGTAATGCATTGCTTTTGTTAGGTCGGCTTTGTTGTTTCCGTTTTTCTTTCCGTAGCGCCAAAGGTATTTGATTGCTGTGTCTCGGAAAGTAGTGGTGGCATCGCCTAATGCGATCCAAGCATCAAAACACTCAATGTTGTCAGATGCTTTGTAGTGCTCACCGTACGTCTTATCTATATAGGCGAGAAAATCCTGAAGGATCAACCCTTCATCATACTTATAGTCAATTTTGCTCATAAAAAGAAACTTTCGATACTAGCGCCAGCTTCCTTACGAGTGTCCTTCAGACGAAGCTCGGCATTGCCTGTAGTTTCACGAATATACATCGTGCAGTATTCAGGAAACATTTCGGCGATCTTAGAAATTGATTCGTGCACGTATTCCTTGGTTCTGATAGTCTGCAGACCGCCATCTTCTTTGTAATAGTTAGACTTCACAGTGTAGTTGTCGAAACGGCAGAGAACGCCATTGCGAATGTACTGACGAATCGAGTACTCATAGTCTTCACCGTGATTCGTAACCCTCTGCAGGTCATCATGATGTTCAACAACAACACCAAACATCGATGCAATGATATAGCAAAGCTTGGTGTAGACACGATCTTTCATGAAGTAGGCATTAGAGGCTGCATAGATACCAAATGTCTTAGAACCAATATTATCACACTCATCAAAACCACGCTTGATGATTTCCTCGTATAGGTCATCAATCGGTCCAAGCTTTTGTTCGCTGATTTTACGCTGTACTTCTTCAACGTCATCATCAAACATCATAAGCTTGGTTCCTTCAGGATACCAACGCTCGATGAAGTTTCGTTGCGCTCCGATCGTAGGAACACCAAGAACAATCTTATTATGCGGCGTATCCTTTAGAGACTTACTGTAAATCTCAAACTCTTCTTCATTGGCAACGAAGATGTTAATTTTTTCTGGAGGAATATTATGACCCTCCAGAACCTTCAGAGTCTTTTTCTTGATAGTCTCAGGTCGTTTGTAGCTGGGAATCGCAATCTTATAATCAATCATATCAAACCTTTCAGAAAAAAGCATCCAGACTGGAAGTTGTCTTGCCGTATGGATCCTGCATATTGTGCTTCTTCATATAGTCATGCCACTCTTCTTCTGCCCACATAGAGGGCGAGACACCATTCCAGAGCGGACGATAATACTTATGATCACGATTGGCACGACGTTCTTCGATGTATTGCTTACGAAGCTGCTCATAATCCCAAGCCTTCAGATCAGTCATCTTCTCGCGGAAATAAGCAACGATGGTCATACGATCATTTTCTTCACCAATCAGCTCATCATTGCCGTGAATACCTGCATGATTATTAACAAGAAGCATATCGCCAGGTTGAAGGTTAATAGCAATCCGATACTCAGGAAGAATGAACTGACCACCTTTCCATCCCTTACCTTCCGGTCCAGTGACTCCACAAATATTGCTGAAACCAACAGTGAGATCGCCAGCATCGCGATGGCAGGCTGTGCGCCAATTATGATTGACAGTAAGAGTAGTAAACACAGTGTCATCAATAAGAAATCGCGGATCAAGCTTGTCAGCTTCATTACGTTGAGCCTTCCATCTTTCGGGGATTAGTTCCTTGAATTGTTCATTCAGTTTGCGAAGATAAGGGTAGCAAAGCGCAAACTTTTCGAGATTCTTCTCGGTATATGAGGTAGCACGACCGTATGGAATGCGAGGATAACGGTCAAAATAACCGGCGATACCGGACATAACCGACTGAGCGTAGTTGGTCTCAGAAATGTAATTGCTCAGAACGTTGTTGGCTTCTTTTCGCTGCTCTTCACGAGACAGATTGTGAAGACCATCAACCCACTTATCAAACCAACCGTGGTATTCCGGATAGTGCTTGCAAACTTCGGAACGAAGCCAAACGCGTCCGCGAGTCTCTTCCTTCTTTGGGTTCGCTGCATGTTCCGCACGAATTGATTCGATTGATTCTTCTTGGTAGATAGCATTATCGGGGCGAAGGATAAAATCAAGAATGTCCTGATGATATTCTGTCACCCAATCTCGACCGCTACGACCAGCGGAACCAAGCATATCACCGCGAGGACCAGCAGCAAGACCACGGTTTTGCGATTCAGTTGCAGCTTCCCTCAGACCAGCATACGCGAAATCACACTCTTCCTTGGTGAAAACATTCCTGCGAAACTTGAAAATGATATTGTCTTCAGTAAGATCGCCTGTTACTGTTTCGGCATACAGATCAGTATCTTCTTGAATCACCATATCGTATCGGTCGTTAGTGATGAAAGTGCCTAGGGTATCTTCGGCATCGATAGCTTTGATTACAAGTGTCTTAACCATTTGAGGTCTCCTTATTGACTATTTGCATTATACTACGTATATATGGAAAAGTCAAAACTTTTTTCCACCATCAGCCATGCGATTTTGTAATTGGTGATCTGCGCGATTTGCGTTGTAGCGATGTTTCTCGTCAAGAGCGCCAGCCACGTCAAGACCCTCGCGAGCAGCAAGATCAAGAATGCGAATGATAGTGTCAGCGAGCTCCACCTCAAGCATTGTGCGTTCTGTTAGATGATCATCCATAAGGTTCTTACGTGCGCCCTCGAGAGCCTCGGAAAGCTCTGAGTGACAAAGAGCAATCATTGTGCCAATTTCACGCGGATTCTTATGCCAGCCCATCGCAGTAGCTTGACCGTGCAGCTTTTTTTGAATGCTACGGAGAGCGTGGATTTCGTAATCTTGAATTTCGTATGTCATAATATAATCCTATCGGTTGTTAACGATGCAGGCACCACCGCCTGCAGTGGGAACCCAAGACCCACGTGCTTCAAGACAAAGTTTTGCCTGTTCGTGATACTGGCGAGAGTTTGATACTGTTCCAAAATATATTGCTGCAACCATCGCAATGATCACAAAAGCAAAACAAATTGAAATGCAAAGCGGCACAATGTCGTCTTTATTCATAATCAAATAATCCATTCAGGAGGTTGACGGTTCTTCCAGGAGTGCATTCTTGCCTTCCCGATCTTGTAGTAGTTACGGTAGTTGACGATTGGGTCTTCGCTTACAACATATTCGGG